TATGACCAGTATGACCAGTTGGACCAGTATGACCAGTTGGACCAGTATGACCAGTATGACCAGTATGACCAGTATGACCAGTTGGACCAGTATGACCAGTATGACCAGTATGACCAGTATGTATATTTGTTCCGCTAATGTCGCTTAAAAAATTTATATAAGAATTAGTTTGACCAACATTTTGTGATACAAGTAAATTATTAGATGTATTATAATTATTAGAAACTATATTATGTTTAGCAGAATAATTTAATCCTCCAAATTGTCTAAATGACATTTATATATATATAAATGTTTAAATAATTTATTATAACTCAATGTTAATCCAACAGATTTTTATCCCTAAGTATGTAGCGAAGACTTTTCAGTAAATCTTCAATGTATTAAACATAATATGATTTTAAAATAAATTAATAGCAGATGTAGTTTTTCTTCCTAATGTTCGATTTCTGGGTTTAGACTTTGATCTATGTTTAGAAGATGTAGATTTATTTTTTTTATAAACTCTATGCGTTATATGACTTTTATGACGTCTATGGTTTTTAGATTTTTTATGATGTTTTAAAGTTGATGAATTTCTATTTATTTCATTAATAGTCAAAGGTATAATAAGCTCTTCACCATTTAATGGGCTAGAAATACGCGTAATATTATTTTCTTGGCGATATTCTGGTTTTCTATCTTTAAATTTAGATGTAGGAAGTTCAATATACAAAGGTTCATCATTATAATAAGATTCTTGAAAATCCATTTTAAGTCTCTTATCAATGGGTATATTAACGCTTTGTATATTTAAAATATTTGCTAAATCTTGGTTATCTAAAGAAAAATCAAAATGTTTGCGTTTACCATCAGTATTTGTATCAACAGATAAATTGGCTATATCTCCATCATAATCAGCATCCCATTTAACTTGATTAACGTGATTATGATTATTATCATGAATAATAGTTTTAGTAATTCCTTGATTTTTAATATAGGTATTAAGCATCTTTATATTAAAATTATATTATTTTTTAAGTAAAATAGAAGACAATAAAATATTAGGTATAATATGGAACTAAATTTTTCAGAGTTAGATAATACAAAAACCATGAATCCTTATGAATCATTTAATGATAATTTATACGAAAATCATATTGGAGAAAATTATTGGGAAAAGTCAAAAGAAGAAAAAAATCAAAATAAAAAGAAAAAGGTATCATTTAATGATATATTGTCAAATATGAATTTAGTAGTAAATAAACAAGGTGTATTACAATTTATGACACAAAATCCGGAAGAAACCCAAATACAAAATAGTTATAATCCTAATAAATTTTCACAACAACAATATCAAGAACAACAATATCAAGAACAACAATATCAAAAACCGCAATATCAAAAACAACAATATCAAAAACAACAATATCAAGAACAAAAATCACAACAAAATAAAAATTCACAACCTATAGATCCCACAGTTAAACATAGTTATATTTATAATAAATATTTTAAAGATTATACTGATATGAATATAGAAAAACATGAACCACGAGTACCAAAAACAATTGAAGAATATCATAAAATGTTATTATATGACAAAATAAAACAGACCGAACATAGAAAAATTATAGAAAAAGTAAAATCAAAAAAAATGATGTTTATATCAGAATCAAGTGGTAGTTCAAACCCAAGAAATGTACGTGCTAGTAAAAACAATTTACGCATGATGAATTTTAAATAAAATTTTGATAAGCATCTTCAGTTTGGATATAAATATTGGTTACAGGTGTTCTACATAATGGACATGATAGTTGTTGTCTATTTCCGCGATAATGTATTGATGCACATTCAGTGCAAAATTTATGAAGGCAATTAAATTGGCAAATTGTATCATTTTCGCGCATTTCCATACAAACACAACAATTACAATCTTCTTCAGAGATACAAAAATCTTGAACCTCAATAACAATTTCATTATAAGGTTCAGATTCAAATGGTATGAAATCGTCAGTTGCTAAGTTGTTATTTTCGAAGTTGTTATTTTCGAAGTTGTTATTTGCGATGTTATCATTTGGATTATTATATTCGTTGGTATCATTTGGATTATTATATTCGTTGGTATCATTTGGATTATTATATTCGTTTGTATTATTAAAATATATTATATTATTAAATAAACTTGGGTTTTGTGGTGTTCTATCAATAACCCAGTTAATATATATTTCTTGTCCCTCATCATCATTATTTATTTCCGGTAAATTATCAATGTCATTCATATATGCCATATTTAATAGTTTTATTATGTTTTATATTTTTATATATTTAAGTACTCAATTTTTTCTTTTAAAATAAAAAAACAATTTAAAGACAACAAAATATATATATTTGAGTTAGGTTAAAGTATTTTGATAATTACAAAAAACAACCTAACTACAAAATCCGGACTTAGCTCATTTGGCAGAGCATTTGACTGTAGTGGTTTTAACATCGTTTGTTATCAAAGGGTAGCTGGTTCGATTCCAGCAGTCCGGAAACTTTTAATATGTATTATTTGAATACTTATTAAAATATTACATTTCACCATCTTTTTTACATACATCAAAATCAAAATATGGGTCTGAACATTCTGAACCCGATAAACTAGCTTTTTCTTCTTTTTCCATGTTTAATTTTATATTATCTATATCATCACTACCAATTCCAAATAATTTAACTATTCGATTAGGTCTATTTAATTGTAATGTTTGTTCATCTTTAGAATAGTTAATTTTATCGTATTCCCCTCTTTCTAATTTATCATAGACTTCCATCTTGTTATAAATTTGTTCTGTAATATTTACATTCTCTTTTAAAAGAAAATTAGCTTTTTTAAGGTCTTTAATAGATTTTTTTCTTCTATCAATCTCATCTGAACGTTTTTTAGTTAATATTTTTTTTGTTTGTGTTAAATTATTAATAAGTTCGTATATATCATCAGTATCTACTTTTTTGGAAGAATTATCTTCTTCTATTTTATCTCTATATGGATTCATTATATCTAGTATAAATTTATTTATATATCTTGGGTCAGTTAATTTGTCTTTAATACCAAACCCACAACAAAAAAAGCGCCTTATTTTCATTTTTTTATAATTTTCGGCGTTTTCCATTTCCTTCATATACATTTCATCTATCGTTGAAAATGAAGATTTTAATATAACAATATTTTCTTCATGTCTCCTTTTTTCACTTTCACATTCACTAATTCGCGTTTCAATTTGTCTTAATACTTTTTTATCTTTATCTTTAGTTTCTTTAGACTTTAAAACTTCAATCAAGTGGTTTTTTTCATTTTTCAAATCTTTAATTTTATTAATTTTTTTCTTTGTTATATCATTTATTTTTTTTATAATTAAAAATACATTTGTATTAAACATTATAGGATAGAATGTTCTTATTTTTTTTGGAACTATAAAACGATTTGTTTCTTTTATCTCTTCTATCTTTTTTTTTACATTTTCTAACTCTTGTTCAATTATTTCTTTCTTAGTGTTGTTAAAAAGCAATGTTTGCCCTGATAAAAATTCAATTTTTGTTTGTAATTTATCATATTGGTGTGATGTTATTTTATGAGCCTCTGCTGCTGCGTCAAGTTTTAAATAATTAACAATTGCTAGTAAAAATGCTATTAAACCATTTACACTTGCTATTAAATAAGCACCCCAATAATAGTCTTTTATAATAGCTGATAATACTGTTGCCGCTGTTGAGAGAAAAATAGAAGGCATCATTAATCTATTTAATTTATTTTCACAATATGATTTTGATTCCATATAAATGAGTTTTTGACCTCTTAAATAAGTTCCAATAATATCTAAAGAGCTAGACCAAGTTGTACTGTCATCAAAAAAATTTTGAAAAATTTTTTCTTCTACTTCTTTATATGTAAATTTTTTATATATATTTTTTATGTTATTACCATCAGTATCTATAACATTTCCTGATATATCATTTTCACTCGAATTATCATCTGCTTGTGGTATAACACCTGGTATTCTGGGTAATTTATTATATGATTTATTCATTTCATCTTGATAAGATTGTCTACTAATTCTCTCTTGTCTACCAATTTTCTCTTGTGCTTTTACAAGAATTTTTTCTTGTGCTTTTACAAGAATTTTTTCTTTGTGTGTTTTTATTAATAATCTTCTTTTTTCTATAATTATTATTTTATCTCTTATTAATTTTTGTTGTTGTATTATTCTTTTTATTTTTTGTACTAATTCATCTTTTTGTTGTGATATTTCGTTACTCATTTCATTATTTTGTAATAATACTCTTTTTTTTTCTACTAATATTTGTTCTTCTTCTTTTAATAGTTTTTCATGGTCTACTAATACTAATTGTTGTTCTGTTAATAATCTATCTTCTTGGTTAATTTCTGTTATTATTTGTAAATCATATTGTTCTTCATCTTGTTCTTCATCTTGTTCTTCATCTTGTTCTTCATCTTGTTCTTCATCTTGTTCTTCATCTTCTTCTTCATTATATGTAACTATTTTTTCTGTGTTTTTTGTTATAGAATTAATTCGTTGTTCTGGACTATTTATATATCTTATATAATCATCAGAATTATCAGAATCATCATAATAAATATTTTTATTTTCCGAAATATTTATTTTAATATTGTTTTCTTGTTCTTGATTCATGTATTTAAAAAATATAATTTTAATAAAATATATACGTATTTTATATGGCTAAAACTCGAAAAAATGGTCGTGGTTCAACAACTCGTGGATGGAAAAACAAAAGCCCGGGTTATCACCAACGCACAATCATGTTAAAAAAATGTGGTAGAAAATGCTTTTTGGGACCAGATAAAAGCTATCCAATTTGTACAAAAAATACATGTAAAATAAATCCAAAAGGTGTTTACTCAGCATTTATCAGATCAAAACAATTTCATCGAAAAAATATATCTCAAAAAGCAAAAAAGATGCTCATTAAAATGGGAGTTAAACGTTAAAAATAAAATTGAATTATAGTTATATAAACATAATATATATATAATTTAAATAATATCAAAATGATTTCAAATGCTAATTTTACAGTTTCTGATGATTGGGGATGGTTTGTTGATATAGAAACTGAATTGTATACAAACATTATTGATAATCGTAATATAAAAGTAATGAATAAACTATATTCAATAAAAGAAGATTCTATTTATTATACGAAAAATTATAAAGATATTGAATCAAATTTAGATTTGTATCATAAAGAAAATGAAAAAGATATTGATAAACAAAATAAAATGTATTTTATATGTTCCACGACATTAATAACATCTGTATTAACGTATGCTATATTCTTTCTTATTTAAATTAATAAATTAACTCTTATTTAATCTAACATAATTAAGAAAATTATTAATTCCACAAATATTGTTGCCAAATAAAACACCACTAGGATCAATATTATACTTTAGAAATGGAGTAACAGAAGTATCAATTGTTACAGGAAAAGTATTACCAGATAAGTCTGATATAACAGGCGTATTACCACTTAAATCATTTAAATCTAATTTAGTATATAAATTTGTAAATAGTTGTGTCTTATCAAAATTAGAACAAGGATAAAAAGTTAAAGCATTAGCTCTTCTTAAAAGCAAAAGATTACTTTGAGAATATATATTTTTATTTGGATGACATATATTTGGCTTACAAAAAGAATATTTAGTTTTTTTTGTTTTTATGTAATCGCCAGCATTCATAGATTCATTTACTTGAGCAAACGAAGCTTTAGCAGAATAATTATTCGTAAATGGTCTTGACATATATTTTAATAAGATATTATTTAATAACAATTGATTTAAATAATATATTATATATAAATATAAATTATATGGATAACGACAACGATATTAAATGGAAGGATACTGTTAAATTTACTTTTCCTGTAAATGGTGGTAAAGTTATAAAAGTGTATGATGCTGATACAATTACAATAGCATCTAAGCTCCCTTATGATTCTTCTCCAATGTATAGATTATCTGTACGATTAAATGGTATAGATACCCCTGAGATTAAGGGAAAGGGTATATCAGATGAAGAAAAAAAAGCAGCTAAAGAGGCACGTGATTTTGTCTCCAATTTGGTGTTCAATAAATTTGTGAGATTAGAAAATGTTCAAAGTGAAAAATATGGTCGCATTTTAGCTGATGTATTTATTGATGATATTCATGTAAATGAACTATTAATTAAAGAACGTTATGCTGTCAAATATGACGGCGGAACAAAAAATAAACCAGAATCTTGGTCAAACTATAAACTAACCGGTAACATGTTATAAATCATAAACAACAGATAAGTTAAGACAAAAACTAAAATCCATATTATTTAAATCAACAATTCTGCCATATTCGTCAAGTAACTGAATATTCATAGTAGATAAATTTACTGGACCAAAATATTCACGTGGCGTTGTAACAATATTTAAATTGGTTTGCTGTAAAATATTAAATTGATTTGCTTGTAGAGAGATACGAGCTAATATATTTTTATTTAATACAGAGTTATTAAAAGCACTATAAAAATTATTATTAACATTATTATTATAATCATCTACAACTAAATAAAAATATCTTGGTCCAGTAAAATCAACAACACCTTCTGATACATAATTTGTAACTCCGGAATAAATACCATTTCTAAAGCCTAAATTCCAACCAAATTTGAGAGGCAAAGGTGTTCCACGGTCTTCAACACCGTTTCTATCATATTGAAAATTTAATTCGAGATTAGTTACAATACCTGTTCCATTAGGTCCAACCATTGTTTGTGCACTTCCTGTGGTGCTGTTCGTTAAATTTATAATAAATGAAATATAACTAAAAGGAGCACCAGCTAAAGATAATTGTGTAGTTACTATATCCATTATTGTTGTTTGGGTATAATTTCCATCTGGAATTTCTATTATAGTATTGTTTTCATTTACAGTTATACTAAAATAGTTATTGTTATATTGCTTTGAAATCATATAATAAGTTGTAGGTAATTCAACTGCTGCTAACTGCATCTTTAAAACATTATCTATATTTAATGGCAATTGAATAGTAAAATTACTTGCTGTTGTAGAGTAATAATTATCTCTGAATCTTGTATCAATATTTAAATTTTTTTTTATAGTTCTTTTCTTTATTGGATTAATAACACCAGGAAAAAATTCGCTGGGATATGATGATAAATATGGTTTATCCTGTCTAACTTGGACCATATGTTCGCCTTGATCTTCTAATTTTGATGATTTTAGTTCATAGCTTGTATTATAAAAATTCTCTATTTTTTCTTTAAGCGGTTTATTCTTAGGATTATCTTCACTTAATATAATATTTTTTGCTTTTGTTAAAAAATTAATAGTTAGAACCTTTGTGTCTTTATTTATTTCACTATTATTTATGATTGTATCCCTTAATTTTGATTCTTTTATTTCAACAATATTTCTGTCAAAATTAGGGGGTAATTCAAACATTTCAATTAATTCATCTCTTTTATAATTTTCAATATTTAAATCAAAGTTCATATATTATATACAGCAAATTTATTTAAGATATTTATTTTATTTAAGATATTAATTAAATTATTTAATTATTTAATTAATATATATGTCATACGCAAGACCATTGTATTATACTAATATTTCTGTATCAACTGGGCCAACTGGACCAACTGGACCAGCAGGATCAACTGTACCAACAGGTCCAACTGGCTCTACAGGTCCAACTGATTCTACAGGACCAACAGGACCAACTGGACCAACTGGACCAACTGGATCAACAGGACCAACAGGATCAACTGGATCAACAGGATCAACAGGACCAACAGGACCAACTGGACCAACTGGATCAACAGGACCAACAGGATCAACAGGACCAACAGGATCAACAGGATCAACAGGATCAACAGGACCAACAGGATCAACTGGACCAACAGGTAAAACAGGACCAACAGGTGAAACAGGACCAACAGGACCAACAGGACCAACAGGTGAAACAGGACCAACAGGACCAACAGGACCAACAGGACCAACAGGTGAAACAGGACCAACAGGTGAAACAGGACCAACAGGACCAACAGGACCAACAGGACCAACTGGACCAACAGGACCTCAACAAAATTTTTATACAAATTATACAATTACACAAATTACATCAATAACAGGAGGTACCGGTTTTAATATACCAGCATCAACAACAGACACAAATTATTACAATGTTTATCAAGTAAATACAACAAATGGTCCTCTTACTATAAATTTGCCATCTATTTCTTCATTAGATAATGGTGGTCTAAGAATACATTATATAGTAGATAATGCTGGAGAACTCTCCAATAATAATCTTATTATTGGAACGACAGGAGGAAATACTATAGGAGATCAAACATCGGCAACATTTGTTGTAGATTATTCATCAGTTCAAATAATGTCAAATAAAAGTGATAAATGGTTAATTATTTAATAAATTTCTTGCCATCCAATTGTTGCACTAAGTTTTGTAGAAGAATTATTATTATTAATATAAGTTGCAGTTAAAGCTAAAATATCAGAATTATTTTTTATATCAGATGTAAGCTGTAATAATTGAGTACTAAAAACTTCTCCAAGAGATGATATTGTATTTGTACCCTTTCCATAAAAATAACCTTGGTCTATAATAATTCCATTTGTAGAATTATATTCAGGAGGATTAATAGCATAATTAGCAACACTATAACTAGCATCGACATTGATCCAAGTTGGTATTGTACCTGTATAATCACCGGCTAAAAATAACACTAATTTAAATAAAATTAAATCGTTATTTGTTGAACAAATCATAGATGTTATTGTTGGAACAATATTCTGATTTAAATAATTTTTGTTTGCTCTATTACCTGTTAAAAATATTAGTGGTTCTTCAATATTTCCACTAACGTCAATTGTGGAATTACCAGTTGAAACGGCAAAAGGTCTTCCAACTGGTGTGTATCCACCTTCACTAATTACAGTTGAACAAATTTGTGTAAAACTATTTGCTGATAATGACGTATTAACATTATTATGTATTGAAAAACATATAGGTAAATTAATTGAACTTGTATATGGTTTAACTAAAGAATTTATATTTGTTACTTGATGACAATATTGTATTCTTCCATAGGCATAAAAACCAAAACGAACTCTACCAACACCTAACCATTCCATATCAATTACAAATAACTGTGTCATTTTAAAATCTAACTTTAAACCAGAAGATCCAGTTCCGTTCATCTTATCAATATTCCAAGAAGTTTGATTAATAGATGTAGATACGCCTTTATTTGCTATATTGACTGAATATATCCCATTACTATGTTGAAAATATAAACCATCATAAACAACTAATGTATTACCAGAAGGATCTTTATTTTTAAAATATCCTATTCTTGTTGTATAAGCATCATTTTTTGGATCTAATACTCCACTTGCCATAAATAATAATGATTTTCCTGGTTGATAAACACAATAATTTCTACTTTGGCTTATATAATAACCAGCTCCAGAAGCATCTATACTTAATTTTGACCCTGCATATATTCCAGTATAATTACCACTTGAATCACTACATATTTGTAAATTATTCTTTAAGAATAATGAATTACCAGAATTCTTACCAGGAAATCTAATATCTAGTAAAGTTGTAGGATTAGAAACTCTTAATTTGCCAAAAGCATCTAAAGTATTTTCTATATTATTATCAAAAACACTAATAGAAGTATTTTGTGTAATTGAACTATCTAAATTAGTACTTAAACGAGATGTAATTGTAAAATTTGCTGATGATGTTGTATAACTAATCTTATAATATTTTTTAATGATCAAATACGTTTTTGTAAAAACATTTGAAGCATCTGTAAAAACATTTGAAGTAAAATATGTATCTGTATATGGCGTTATCCATGTTGAATTATCATCTGAAAATTTAATTTGAATACCTCCTGCTGACGAATCAATATCACTTATTACGGTCAGTATTAATGTATTAAATCCTGTAGTAACTGTTGATAATCCATTAAACGATGTTAATGAAGAACCTTCTACACTATTATTATTATCAGTTTGTGTTAAAACTTGAGGCGTAAATGTCATTTTAATATATTAAAAATATATTTTAATTATAAAAAAAATATAATTAAAATTTATAAAATCAACTAATCTAACTTTATAAAATTTTTAAATAATTCACTCGGTTCACATATACTTAGTTATTTTTTAACTGATTACTGTCAGCCAATTATACCACTTATTTATATCATTATATTCATCATCTTTTTTTCCAGCGAATAACTTATCAGTATATGGTTTCAAATTTTTTTTGTTTGATTTATTCAAAAGTTTTTTGAACAATTCATTAATTACACTATGTGTACCTTTTAATTTTGAATCAAGTTCCTTCAGTTTTTCTGTTTGTTCCTGAATAGTTTTTGACTGCGATTCAATTAAATTTTCCAAATGGCGTCCATTTTCAACGACTTGGTGAATGTTCATCATGGTGCGCTGAATTGGATTATTGTTTTTTAAACACAGCCAATATTCAAATTGTGAAACCTGAAGTTTATATGGTTGTCCAGAAGCAATGGTTTTCCAAAAGACATAGTTTTCCATATAGATAAAATATTCCAAATGTTTCTCAAAGTGAACAAAAGCGGACCTTACAACTTCGTCAACCCTTTCGGCGAAACCTGGTTTCTTATTAATTTGTGTAAAATCGACGTGGGTAACAGTTCCAATATTACATTTATTGAAATACCATTTTATATATTCCACAGTATGCTCATTTGAAATGCGGGGAATGTAAATGCTAAAAGTACTCATGGTCAATTACCTTGTTTTAGTTTTATTTTTATTTAATATAAAATAATTTGTTTCAATTTTTTATTTATTCATTTGTTTTTAAAATTAATCATATAAAAAAAGAAGATGAAATAAGCAGTTTCAATGAAAAAAGGACACAAATTTTATTTATCGGTTACAAAATTACAGAATACAACTCTACTTTTTTATTTCTTTGCGTTACATTTTATAGTCAATCTATCTATTTTTATCTTTTAATAAGGATAATACTCTGAATCCCGGGATAATTTTTCTTCGTCTGGAAACATGCCCATTTGGCCCATTTGGAGAAGCATATGATAACCCTGTGTGATCGTGTCAATTTTATTATCATAGTAATCATCAACCCATTTGGCCTTTTCTTCTTCAGACATATTTGCTGTCACTTCAGAAATATAGGCTTCTTCCTCAGCGCGGCGGATATTCTCTTGATTTTTGTCTTCTTTCTCCATATTGGTTTCAAGCTGTTCCTCTTCTTCTTTGACACTAAGATTGTAGGTCATATCATCATCATTAGTATATACATAGTCATCCCAACCAGAAGTGTCCCATTGTTTTTGTTTATCGTTTTCTGTTAGAGTTTTTTCTACTATATTTGGTGTTGGTCTTACCTGTTGTCTTACCTGTGGGTTCTCAGTAATTGGTTGCTCAACAACAATTGTGTTACGATTAACGGTGTTCAAGTCAAACGACATTTTGTTACTTGATGCGATTTTAAATGCTTGATATAATTGTAGGGGTATGTCTTTTATACAAATGTATAAAAGTATTTCAATTTTTTTTAGTATAAATTAAAAATGATTGAAACTTAAAATTTATATTTTTTGAATATTATTGGTTTTAAATTAATCATACTAAAAAGAATATGAAATAAGCAAATTCAATGAAAAAAGGATAGCAAAAATTTTATTTATCGGTTACAAAATTACAGAATACAACTCTACTTTTTTATTTCTTTGCGTTACATGTCATAGTCGTCTATCTTAGTTTAGTATATACCTAATTCGTCTGAGAGCATTTCAATTTGGCGATAACTGTAATCCGCCAACCATCCATCCTTTTCTTCTTCAGACATATTTGCAGTCTGTTCAGAAATATAGGCTTCTTGCTCAGCGCGGCGAATATTCTCTTGATTTTCATAGACCTCTTCTTCAAGCTGTTCCATATACCATTTACGATCTTCTTCTTCGATAATGTCATAGTCATCATTAGTATATATATTCCAACCAGAAGTGTCCCATTTTTCAGTCATGTTCTCCATATGCTTTTCTTCGGCAATTCTGCGCAATTCAGATTTACGCTTAGCCTTCGCTTGACGTCTGACTTCGCGCTCCAAATACGCTTTGTGGTCAGCTTCCTTTTTGATGGCTACCTTATTGTTAATGTATGTGATTTTTTCCGCATCTGGCACCAAATCCTTGCTTCCAGGAAGTAGGGGAAATTCGGCATTGTACATGTCGATTTTTTTCTGGCGTTTTTGCTCCCATTGCGCTCGTTTCTCGTTTTCTCTTCGAGTTTTGTCTACTCTATTTGGCATTGGTCTTACCTGTTGTCTTACCTGTGGGTTCTCAATAATTGGTTGATCAACAACCTTTGTGTTACGCTTAATGGTAGTCCAGTCAAACGACATTATTACTTGGTGCGATTTTGAATGCTTGATGTAATTGTAGGTTTGTCTTTATACAAATGTATAAAAGTATTTCAATTTTTTAATTTTAGCAAATAAAAAGTATTAAACTTAAAATTTATATTTTTTAAAATATTATTAGTTTTTTAATTAAATAAAAATAAAGTGAAAAAAGAGTTTATTTATCAAATGATATCATCTTTTAATTTTAATTAATTTATTCAATTAAATATTACAAACTATCTATTTATATCATTAATCATATAATAACCACTCTTCTAATCTTGGATAAAACATTCATTTCTTACCTGTCTTACCTGTGTTTTTGGCTGTGCTGTGGAATCGGTTTCAGCTACCGGAACTGGAAATCTATGTTGTTGGCATGTTAAGAACCTGGGTAGTTTGGGATACTTTATACCGGTATTATGTTCCGACGATATACTATCAATTGTAGACGATAGCCAATCGTGAAAACAGGTATGAACTTGCTCAGACACTTGCTCAGGAACTTGCTCAGACACTTGCTCAGACACTTGCTCAGACACTTGCTCAGACACTTGCTCAGACACTTGCTCAGACACTTGCTCAGACACTTGCTCAGACACTTG